TGGGCTGAACAAGGCTGCTTCGAAGCTGTCTGCGGCGCAGAGGATGGAGGTGGCTTACAAGGGATACTCCTTTATCACGCCAGAGGCCATCCAGAGATTCAATGAGGAGCTTCGGAAGGAAACACTGAAGGAAGACAAGAGGGCCTATCGGTTTAAGCAGCTTATTTTTACCAACCTTGATCAGTACGATAAGATTCCTCCTGAACATGTCCTAAAGGGTTTGGAAAGGGCTAAGAAGGAAGGACTTTTCGATCAGTATGAAATCGCTCATATCGATTGGATTGTGGAGGTAAAAGACCCCATCCTTTTCGGCGTCATCGTGGGATGCTCAGATCGATTCTACATTGAGCAGTGGGATGACGATGTTAAAATTGAAGATCTTCTGAAACTCAAATGAAACGGCAACTTCTCCCCAAAGATTTGCTGAATGATTTGCAGAGGGCAGAGAATATTAAGCAGAGGATCAAGGACCAATTGGATAAGAAGAATGATCCCGTTTCTGTTTTTCCGAGGTTCGGAATGAGGAATAATACTTTTTTGCCAACCTCGGCACCTATGTTTCTCGGGTCATCAGGCTTTTTCTTGTTTGAGACCTCATTTAGATGATCTGTCCAACATGTAAAAGTGAAAGGGTTCGCCAAGGATACAAAGGCAGGATGGTTCGTATCTGGTCCTGCCAGGAATGCTTTGAGGTCTGGACAGAGGCAAATGATACGGGGCAGATTTATGCGGTAAGGGGGTGAGATTATGCCATGTAAAGGGGGAAAGAAAAAACCGAAGGGGAGGAAATGAGTATGAAAGGAATGAAAGGAATGAAAGGGGATATGATGAAAGAGGCCAATAGGCACTCCGATGCAGAGATGCGAAAGATGGAGAAGGAATGCTCCAAGAAGATTCTGGAGAAGTGTGGGAGCGGGATGGCGCCCCAGAAAGGTAAGAAATGATCTGTGACGGTTGCCTGAATTGTCTCAAGAGAAGATATCTCCATGAAGCAGAAAAAACCATCTGCCTGTTGGATGGGAAGGAAATAGGCTTGAGGCTCGAATCCTGTAACTGGAAGGAATTCCCGGTTCATGATCCCATCTTTCCTATTTATGATCCTCCTAAAGAGAAAGTAGAAGATGTGCCACGTGAAACATTGGAGGAATCCCCTCTCATTTTCGGACAGGGAGTTTACGAAATACAGAGTACGCCAATTGCTATTCCCTTTCCATCTGAAGTGGAGGCAGATTTGGAAGAAAGCCCGAGATGGACAAAGCATCTAAAGCGAGGTCGTGGCAGACCCAAAAAGGGGAGATAAGATGGCTAACACGATGAACGGTATGTGGATGAACGAACCAGAGATGGTAGACCTCAAGTTGCCCAAGAGGGATACCAAGGAAACTCCTGAGCCAGTGGAAGCGGAACAGGAACGATGGCCCTACGGTCTGAAACTTGACTTCGAATCCGAGGAGGTCAATAAGTTCCCGGAGCTGAAAGGGGCGAAGATCGGACAGAAGATCATGGTCGCCGGTATGGGGGAGGTCGTTTCGGTTCGGATGAGAGAGGAAACAAGGGGGGGCCAGAAGTACAATGTCGAGGTTCAACTAAAGAAGATCGATCTTGTCATGCCGGGAAAGGACAAGGAAGAGGAAAAGAAGGAGGAGTAAGTCATGTCTGCGGACGACAACGGCTTCTGGATGCAGAGGGCCAGGGATCGCATGGAGAAGAAGGGAACGGTAGGATCATTCGGGAAACAGGCGAAAAAGGCGGGTATGGGTACGCAGGCTTACGCCAAAAAGGTTCTCGCAAAGGGAAGTAAGGCTTCGACAAAGACGAAGAAACGGGCGGTTTTTGCCCGGAATGCGGCTAAGGCCAGCCATTGATATGGATTATCCGAATCTCGGATTTTTATCTGATATTGATCTTGTGATTTTGCAATCCGAGGCCCGCAAGACAGGAGATCAGGATTTTGTAAATGCTATTCTAATTGAGTTGGGAAATAGAGAGAAAATCAAAATTGATAACGAACCAGGACTTTTCAAAATTAACCCCTGAAGAACTGACTAAGACACGGGAACAGATCAAATCTGTAGTTAGGCTGAAGTATGCCAATGAGAAAATCTCTTTCTTTGCCGAATCGCTGAAACTGCCCTGGTCAGACATTTATGCGGGTGTCAATCCAAATCCCGATCTCCAGGAAATTCGTTCAAACCCAGGTCCATGGCTCAAGAAGTATTCCGTTGATGACGTTTTTCCTCCCTTTGCCCATATCTGGCAAAGACGCCTTTGCTATCCACATGAGTTTCCAGAATTGATGGCCAGATGGGTGCAGAGCATTTTCTATATCTACTTTGCAGGAAACAGGGGAGGGAAGTCCGTTGGCCTCGTTTCTTTCGGGGGTATGCTCTGTCTCGGTATTCATCCTCTTCAGGAGCTTGGTTTTAAAAAGAAACCTCCCATGCATGGATGGGTTATCTCCCCAAATCTTCCTTCAGAAAGTGAGGTCCCTCGAGGCGAAGATGCTCCGGTCCTGAAGAAATTCTATGAGTAGATTCCTGATATGGAGGCTGGTTGGTCATGGGGGATCAAGAAATTTTATCGCAAAGATAAAATCATGTCTATTCAGGACAAGAATGGAATTCAGTCTATCATCAATTTTAAGAGTTTGGATCAGGACATTAACAAGTTCAAATCTGACGATCTTGATTTTATTCTCTGGGATGAGGACCCCAAGTCAAGGACGCTATGGAATGAAGGTAAGATGCGTCTTATGGATAGAAACGGTACCGCTGTCTTAGCCATGACCCCCGATTTTGACAGTGTTTTTAGTTACCAGATTCGCCGGGAGGAATCTCAGAATGAGAAATATTTCTTTGTGGAAGGATCTGGAGCCGAAGATAATCCCTTTCTCACGAAGGAAACCGTGAATGAAGTTCTCTCGGGTTTGACGGCAGAAGAAAGGATGATGAAAGCAAAGGGGCTCCATGTCCAATTTCATGGCCGGGTATGGAAGAAGTTTGACAGGAATAGAAACGTCGGTGAACCTTTCTCGCCATCAAAGGAAACGACTCAATACGCGATTATCGATTGGCACCCGGTCAAGCCCGTCATCATTACCTACCTTTCAATCAATTTCAAAGGGATCTGGTATGTTTTTGATGAGTCTGCGGTTGAAGATCACCGAATTGAGATAGTGGCACGGGAATATCACCAAAAGATCACCCTTCCTACTTGCAAACTCAAGGTAAAAAGAAATTTGATAGATAAAATCGGTTCAGTCGATCAGATTCAAGAAGGAATGGCAAGGCCGGTAGATATTATTACTATGCTAGCAAAATTTGGGATCAGGATAAATCGTACTACGGACATGGGGCGCGAAGATTTTGCTTCTGCCCATGCTGAACTTGAAAAAAAATTCCAATATCAGGAACTTTGGTTCAACCCAAAATGCACCCGTCACATTGATGAATTCGAGACGTGGGGTGCCAAGAGATATCAGAAGGGCAATCTTGAGGGTACCATTAGGGATAGGCTGGAGGGGGAAGGGAATGATACCTGTATCAATCTTGTCTATGCCCACAATGGAGGGTGTAAATTCGATAGTTCTGAAATTTATGAGGGCATGGATTATGAATTTACTCCGAAACCTTCGACATCAAGGATCTACGGGAAGAAGACTACGGAGGAAACCTTGATTCAAAAGATGCTTCGGAAGGAAGCCGAAAAAGAGGGATCTGTCATATCATGGCGCTAAACGATAAAGATGCTGTCGAAATAGTAAATGATCGCCTTTCTGTCGCAAGAAGGGGACGGGATGAATATGAAGAACGGGCGATAGAAAATGAAGAGTTCTATCACAACTATATCGACGAAACCAGTCACCCGTACCTCTCGAATATCGCCCTTCCATGGCCATATATCATCATCGAAAGCTATCTCGGGAAGTGCATCCAAATGCTCGCGGCCCAAATGCCCTATGTCCGGGTGGTAGAAGAAGATAATAAGTACCGGACGAATGCTAAGAAGGTTGAAAAAGATTCAAATATGGTTCTGTACCGCCAGAAATGGCCTATTTTAGCCTACAACACTTACAAGCAGGCGTTCAAGTATCCATGCGCATTCATATATGAGCGTCCCTGGGGAATGCTCAAGGGCATTGAAATGCCGATTTTTTCACTGATGAATTGGTTTCATACCTGGGTAAATCCCGCTTGTCTTGATTTCGAGGATGACGACGCATATATGATCTGGGAAACTTACGTCCCAATGAAGTCATTTGATCGTTTCAAGACGAATAAAAGTTACAAGAATCTTGATAAAATGCAGATTCACCAAGGCGAAATCTACGATGAAAGTGAGAAAACGATTCGGTCATTCAAGAATCTCAGCGAATATCCTTCAGACAAGCACTCAAAACTGGTCAGATTATGGACATACTGGGATCATGAAAACTTTATCCTGATCACGAACGAAAACAATCCCATCCGTCCTGATGATAATTTTCTTGATGGGAAGATCCCGTGTAAAAAGATCACTCCCATCCCAATTGAGAATGAATTTTATGGTATGTCTATCCTCGATGAGGGAAAGGACCTCTTCACCGAATGCAACGAAAACAGGAATCAGTATAATGACGCCGTAAATCTCATGCTTAACCCCCAATGGATAGTGAGCCGATCATGCGAAATCAAACGGAGTATGATCCAGAGCAGGCCAGGGGGCCTCCTCTTTACCGATGATGTGAATGGACTTCAACCCATGAAGGTTGATTGGAATATCCTCGCCCAATCGATTGCCAGAAATGGACTCCTTTCCCAGGACATCATGAATTACAGTAATGCTTTCCCTCAGATGAGGGGACAGGCGGTTTCCGGGCAGGAGACTGCGACCGAATACATGGGAATGAGACAGGCAGGGGAATTACGATCACAGACCTACAATTTGCTCTTAGCCATGATGAGTATCGAGGAGATGATCGAAGACGTGGTGATCTTCAAGCAAATGTTCATGACTGAAGATTCATCTTTTTTCTACTGGCCAGAACAAAATACGGAGAGTGTCACGGTGGATGATTACCGTGGGATTTTCAGTTACAAGACCTTTGCCAATTTCAAACAGATGGTGGAAATCGAGCGGAAGCATTACATTGAGGCCATGACATTGATTTTCGGGGGGGCCAATGGAGCCTTTCTGCCTTTTGTCATGCCAAAAGCAGATGAATGGCTGGATAGGCTTATTGATTATTTTGATCTCAGGAACCCGGATCAGTTGAGACTTACGAACGATGAACTTCAACAGGCACAGATGATGAGTCGGGTCCAGCAGATGATGGGGATGATAGGTGGGATGAGAGGCGGGAACGCCCCCCTTGCACTGGGGGAGAAGGCCATGAGAATGGGGCCAGAGAATGAGATCAATTCCGAAATGGGGACGATGATTCCAGAAATGATGGGTCGCTAATGAGTCTTTATAAGAAGCGTGACAATTCGGGAGCGATAAAGACTCTCAATATTGAGCTTCATGAATGGGATCAATGGCAGAATCTTTTGAATTGTCCCCAGGGGTGCGGAAAATTTCTGATAGAGTTTTTGAACACAGCCATGGAAAAGACATTGTTGCAATCAGATTTAGATGCAGATTTCAAAACAGTACGTTCCCAATTTAAGGCATTGAAGACACTGAGGGATACGATAATTAATGCGGCCAAGGAAGTGAATTGGAGGCAGGAAGAGATTAAGAAGCTCAGTTAATAGATAGGGGTTCAAAAAATCCCGTGCGCGACGGGATTCCCAAATTACCAGAAGAGTCGGTTTCTGTGCACAGACAGGACCGGCTTTTCTTTTGGGAAGGAAAGGAGGCTGATAATTGTGGGGCGTTTGGGAAAAGGTTGACGGAGTTCATGTTGCTTCCTGTGATGAAGATGGATTCTCAGCCCATCTCATTCAGAAAGAATGTGATTGTCAACCATCAATGTTTTGGGACCTAACCATGTACAAGCCGTTATGGGAACATAACGAAGAAAATTGAAAGGAGAATTTTTATGGCAGAAATCGCGGATACCCCCCTTGAAAGCATGTCCTCAACCGAGTTGAAGCAACTGCTGAGGGAGAAAACGAGCGAGTTGGTGACCGAATCCCCGAAGGAGACGGTCGAGGTGACGGAAACACCCGGAGAAATCGTGACCGAGCCTACCGAGGAGATACCCTCCGAAAGGATGGAAACGACCGAAGAGCCTCCTGAAACGGAAACAAAGGGAAAGACCGTAAAACTGAACGTGGAGGGTAAGGAGATCGAAGTCCCTGAAGACAAACTCCTTGATTATGCTCAACAGGGCTACCATTACAACCAGAAAATGGAAGCGCTGAAGAAGCAGAGGGCGGAACTTGAGAAAATAAAGGAGCCAGAGAAAGCTGCAACTCCTTCAACTCAATACACGCCGGCGCAAATCAGGGAAGAATTGATCCGAAGATTGAATGAGAATCCAGAGGAAACGCTTGTTCAGTTAACCAACGCTGTGATTGATGCGCGGGAAAACGTGAGCAAGACAGAACGGCGCCAAGACCTTGAGTTTGAGGTTCAGAAGACCGAAAGCGTACCTCACTGGGATCAGATCAAGGATCGATATAAATTCTTCCGAGAGATGGGAGATAACAGGGAAATGGCTTTTCTGAAAGCCGATAACGACTATTTCAAGACCCTCTACGTGAGCGCAAAAGCCAGGGGAATCGAAGAGGGAAGAAAAAAGACGGAATTAAAGGCGAAAGCCGACATTCCTGGAGGCCAGTCTAAGACGAGACCTCCAACGACAAAAGAACCCTCTGAGGAAGAACTGGCTAAGATGTCCAGTTCGGAACTCGCCAAATTGCTTCCAAAGCATACGGTAGCCGACTGGTAAATCCAGGAGGGATTGAAAAATGGCTAACGTTGTTACAACTGCAACCACTCTCTCAAAGGTCGTCCCGATCTATTACGACAAGGTTTTCTTTGAAAGACTGGAGAAAAATAGGGTCTTGGTTTTCCGTCAATTCGGAGACAAGAAACCCCTTCCTAAGAGGGAAGGATCAACGATTTACTGGCATTCCTGGAGAGCCCTGACAAAGGGCCGTCTGATTACCGAATCAGGCGCAGGCCAGGCTCAGGGGATTTCCGCTCGAAGGGTATCAGCAAGTCTCATCATGATTGGTGATCATGCCAAGGTTACGGCTTACGTGGATATGGTCGCTATCAACTCCGTGGTTCAGGCAGCCATTGAGCTTTTCGCGGACGCAGCGGCCTGGTCCATGGATTTCATGTGTGGGCGGCAGCTTCTTTGGAAAAAGACGGCTGTTTCCGCCATGCTTGAATCCACTTCCAATAGCGGTAGCCTCGGAAACGCGAACTACCTTTCCGCCGCTGGAACAGCATCTGCTCTTCAATTCCAAGCCCCGGTATGGATCATTGATTGGCTGACAAGTCGAAACCATGCTCTATCGGCCATGAACGGCGGGGTTTCTGCGACTCTTCTGACGCCCAAAATATTCAGATGGGCAAAGCTCAAACTGAAAGTGAAAATGACCCGTCCCTTCCAAAGCGGGAATTATAAGTGCGTCCTCCATCCCGATCTCCTTGAACAACTCAGGGGCTCCTCGGCGTATATCGATCTCCATAAGTACAGCGAGAGCGGTCACAAGGTCTTTGATACCGGCAGTATCGCCGGAGGTAAAGGACCCGCCCCGGAAAATGGGCTGGAAGGATACATTGAGGGATTCGACATCTACTCCTCAACGGAGGCCCCGATGTGCGCGGTAACGAATGCGCAGCCGAGTTCCCATGGTGCTGGAAGGTACTATTTCAGCCTATTCTTCGGGCAGGGTGCTTACGGAGTGACGGACTTCGATGGTGGAGTTCAGACCTTCGTGAAAACGCCTGGTCCGCAGGATACTTCCCAGCCGTTGAACCTTTTTTCCACGGTTGGCTATCGTGCGATTGCGACACACGCGGTCCTGAACCCTTCGGCCTGCTTGTGGATTGCGACGGGCAAGCCGACAGAAGTAGGGTAAAAATGTAATAATTACGGGGGGTTATGTTTTTTTTACCCCTGTAATTAGGTTTTTCTCCTCCCTCGTCCCATAACCCTTAACCCCGGGGGGGTGACAAAAGCCCCTCCGGGCCTTATCAGAGGTAAGGGCTATGCAGGTAGTTACTTACAAAGAATGGTGCGATCTTAAGAAGATGGAAGATCGCAGCAGAGAGGCGATTGCTAATGATCTGATCGTAAAACAGTGCAAATGTGGGGATTTCTACAGTTACCCGAACTGGAAGATGGACCCCAAAGCCTGTGCGGTTTGCAGAGACGATGAAGGGACGTTGGTTCGATGAAAGATGATCTGAAATGCTCGTTTGTGGTCCCGGGGTTTCAATGTGATTCGTTTATTTTTAGGGCGATAGACAGCATACTCGATCAGGACTATCGTAATTACGAAATCATACCTGTCCTTAATGGCCAGTGGGAAACGAAGGTTGACCTCATCAGCGGGTTGAAGGAGAAATATAAAGACAAGATCAATCTCCAATCCATAGATCAATCGGGGCTCGCCAATGCAAACAACTTCGGCTTTGGTGTTTCTACTGGGGATGTTGTCAGCCACCTTTCTTCTGATCTTTATCTCGTTCCTGGCGCTCTCCGTAACTGGGTAGAGGCATTTAACGACCATCCAGACTGCGGGGTAGTCTATTCTGGATACCGTTTCGTAAGCCCAAATCCAAAGCATATCTACTATTCCAATCCATTCGATCGGTATCTGCTTGAATGCGAACCCTTCATCGACGGGGCCAGTCCCTATCGCCGGAGAGTGGGGAAGAGATGGAACACGGAACTAAAATCCTTGATTGATTGGGACTTCACGTTGTCCCTGACCGATGATGGAACAAAAGGATGGTGGATCAAAGAGCCGATGTATTGGGCAGAACTTCCAAAACGCGGTGGATTGTCAGACGATTCCGACAGGAATTGGGTAAAGAGAAGGCGACAGATTCAACTCCTTCATCATATTCCTGAGCGAACTATTTGCATAGCGGCTCCCGAACGTTGGATGCAGGCCCTGGAAATCGCAAAAATGTGTGACTTTGATTTCAGGATGTACCCTGGACACAAATCCCATGAGTACAGCCTGATCTATTCGTATGGGTTTCCGGTGGGGGAAGAGGCAATTCAATATTCGACTGGGATTTTCATGCGGCATTTTGGCCACAAGATCATTCATTGGACCGAAAATGACATCATGAGCCTTCTGAATTGGCCTATGAAGGACGTTCTTTACTATAGCGACATGGTTCTTAAAAGGATCAATTACCATTTCTGTATGCAGCAAAAACAGCACTCACTTTTGATGAGACTCGGGCTGAATCCGGAAATCATTTACCCTCCGATTCCTGAAAGGGAGAGGCCGCAATTGAGGGACAGAACTGTCTCGATAAACGATGACGGCCTTGTCGACCAGTTGAAAAAGGCTATGCCGGACATTGAGATTCGTCTGAATGATCCTACCTGCTCAATTTCCGTACACTTCCAGGATGATATTTCGAATACGCTGGAAGCAGTAATCCGGGGCCAGTTCGTCATAACAAATGATTACCTTCCGGATACCCACAGAATTGAGGGATTCGAGAATATCCCGGAATTAAGGAAAATGCTCGTTCATACCATAAGGCGGATTATCAAAGCGAATGAAGATCCAGACGAAATCGTGATCAAGCGGTATCGGGCCAAGACAAAGGTGGAGTTTTTCAAGGGGAAATTGGAACGGATCGCAGAAAAGAAAGTATCAAAGTATGGGAAGATCATGGAGTTACAAGAAGCGAATGCCTAATTGACAAAAGGGGGAGGGGGCTTAGATGCAAATGTCCCCTCCTTTTGAGAACCGACATGATAGATATAGAGTATAAAAAGGTTGGGATGATTGCTCAGGTCGTGATTGACAGGGGGGTCCTGAATACCTATACGAATGGGACACTTCTGGAATTGCAAGAAGTATGGGAGGATTACGAACGGGATAAATCCTTACGGGTTGCCATTCTTTACGGAAACGGAAAAAACTTCTGTGCCGGCCATGATCTGACGGCGAAAGAATCCCTGGCTTCCGAGCCCCCAGCCATCCACTACGGGAACCTTCCGGTTTACAAGCCCATTATAGCAGCAGTCAACGGCTACGCCCTCGGTGGTGGATGTAGCATGGCTCTCGCTTGCGATGTCTTGATTGTTTCGGATACTGCGAAAATGGGATACCCACAGGCCAAACACGGGATCATATCGATAGGGGGGCCTCAGCGCCTTCCCCGTCTCATCCCAGGTCTTGCGAGATGGTATCTCTTTAGCGGAGAAACTCTCGGGGCCATAGATCTTCTTTCTCTTGGCCTTGCATTGAAAATAGTCCCTTCGGAAATGTTGACCGAAGAAGCCATGAAACTGGCCAATAAGTTGTGTGAATCGTCTCCAGATTCAATTCGCACCCTGAAAAGATCGATTGAGGAAGGCAGTTTGCTACCTTTAGCGGAAGCTTTCACGCTTTCGAAACAGATAGCGAGGGAATTTGAGGAATCTGTGGGATATCAGGAGGCATTGAGAGCCTTTCTTGAAAAGAGGACTCCTCCACACAGGGTCAAGGCATGAATACCTGTACGATGCTTGTTTGTGTGCTAGAATCATATGAAGTTGTGAAACGACAGGTTCAATACTGGAAATCCCTGAACTTCCCCGAAGGCTTTGAGATCATGATGATGGACGATGGGAGTAAACCGCCGATCAAGGTTGACACGAATGGCCTGAAATGCAAATTCACCTTGATTCGGGAGAAAGAAAATATCCCATGGGAGCATACTTATAAGAAAAATCATTTGGTCAAGGATGTAATCAAGACGGATGCCATTCTATTTGTCCCCATTGACCATATGATTAGTCAATCCATCGTTGATCTTGCAGTCAACTTACCGGAGCCTGAAAATGTCAGGGTGTATTTCCCCAGACAAAAGGCGATCTTAGATGAGCAAGGGAATTTGACTCAGGACTTTCGGCAGTTAAGGCTCCACGGGATGCGAGAATATTGTGATATGGAACAAAGGACGTTGAAATCTGTTCCTGCCGCTTGTGATATTTGCTTGATGAGAAGGCGAACTTGGTTGCTTTGCGGGGGGTATAAGGGGGGAAGAGGGAGTGATGTTCTCCTCTACAGAAGGATGATGGCAGAGACAGTTACATACGAAGGGCCGACACTCTACTGCTGGCCTTTTGCGAGGATATCTGCGAATAATGATCTCTTTCATCATCTTTATCATAAGGCAATGGGGTATCACTAATGCCAAGACCTCTGTTGTTGTTTGAAATCCATCCATCTGCAAAGGTAGCCGAGAGCGTAAAACTCGGTTTTGGTGTGATTATCGAGGAAGGATGTGAAATTGGGAAGAATACATTAATAGGACATCATGTCGTTTTAAGACCATTCACAAAGATCGGGGCCAATTGCAAGATAGGTCATTTTTGTCTCTCCGAAGGATGGAATTCAGTAGGTGATTGGGTATCAATCAGGCCACATTCAACGATAGGCAAAGGTGCCTTGATAGAAGACAAAGTTTTCATAGGCAACCGATTTGCGGGGATGAATGATAAAAAAATGTCTTATCTCAGAAATCCAGACGCATTGCCATTTGAAAGCTGGATGTCTGAAAATTTCGAATTGAAATCCTTTGTGATCAAAAGAGGGGCCAGGATAGGCGTAGGCGTGACGGTGATGGCGGGAGTGACAATAGGTGAAAATGCCGTGGTGGGGGCTGGGAGTTTGGTGCTCCATGATGTGCCTCCGAGAAT